CAGAGTACGAAAAGCTACCTAACGTAACGGTGTTTGGGCTTCCCTCGCTCATCGCCGAAACACCGCCTTGCTGACTGATGTACAGCGTTTGCATGGCCAACGCCCGCTTGTATCGGTCCCGTACAACCTTCGGAAGCGCCTCGATGTCACGTCCGACATAGCCGTATAGCGTGTAAGCGTCAATGATCTCTTGAGCCGCTGCCAGACAAACCAGAAAATCGGCTGGAGCCGTATATCCTGTCAATTCTAAATATTCATCCGCATTGAGCATGGTTATACACCTGCCTTGATAGCCGCCAGAATGTCAGCCTTCAGCATCGCACTACTAACGCCCTCAATGCCGTGGTCTGCCGCATAAGCCAAAAGCTGATTCTTGGTCATGCTGTCCAGATCCACGGCACTCTCGGGCGCAGGCTCATCGAGTAGTGCGGTTACGCTTCCCCCGTGGTCTCGGGGGTCTCGGGGGTCTCGGGGGTCTCGGTGATCTCGGCAATCCACAAGCTGGAGGGGTTGTACAGGACGGGCATAAACAGGCCGGAAGCCTTCGTCCACAGCACAGCAGGATCTTTTTCAGCCCACTGTGTCACATAGACATAGGGGCTGGCAGCGCTCTGGCTCACATCCAGATGAGCGCCAACGCTCACCTCAGGAGGATCTCCCCAGATACCCTCACCGATCTTTCCTCCAACGTTGGCAGCGAAGAAGGAGATGGTGTCCTCGGGGAAGTAACGCTTGCTGGTGATCTGGGGCCGTCCGTCCGTTCCAATGGTGGAGGATGCGCCGTAGCTCAGGTCGTTGGTCAGCACCTGATTGATGCCAAATTCGCTGCTCATGAAATCCTCAAAGTTGGCCATGCGCACCATACCGCCCAGCGCACCGTTGATATCCTTGCTCACCTGAGCATTCTGTCGGATCTTGGACAGGGTCTTGCGGGAAGTCATCATGCCGGTCAGGGTAACACCCTTGGCAGCAGCCGCATCGATCACAGCTTGAATCTGTGCCAGCACATCACCGGTCAAGTCGATGGTGAAATTCTTTTGAGCTGCGGTAACACCATAGTCAACAGTCAGATCCAGATTGTTTTCATGGATCGTCACCTGACCGGTGGCCAGCAGCTCATTCTTGGCGACCTTGGAACGGGTAATAACCTGATCAGCAAGACGGATGCCATCGTCCAGAACATAGTTGTACAGCTCGTTCTGGCGAACGCCAGAGTTGAGCAGCTCACGCATGCGCTCGGACTGGTTGATCTTTACCTTAATCAGTCCCTTTTCCACGTTGTGAGTGTCCACAGGGATGCGGAAAGTCTTCTGGCTCTCGGTGTCAAAAGCATGGAACTGAGCCATCATGGGGGTGTTGTATTCGTCGGCAATGGTCTGCCAGCGAGCCATCAGGTTGCTGGTTCGTTCATCGCCAAACAGAGTGTCGATAGGGTCATTGGGGCGCTGGACGTTGAATCCAACGTTCAGCCATTCAGCTTCGGGCACAAAACCGAGCATATTGTTTACAAAATCAGGCATTTTGGTTCACTCCTCTCAGTAGGGGCGGGTTACGGTAAGCTCATCGACAAACACAAAACCCTTCGCTTCCAGAGCGGTCTGAGCGTCGGTGTCGATGGCAACGGGCAGGCGGTCAGCGTAGACAGTGCCACGGGTCACAACGGATCCGGGCATGTCGCCGGTTGTCACATCCACATCTTCGTACACGATGCCGATAGCGGTTTCGTCGTTGGCGGGGTATACGGTGCCCATGGGGATGTACTTGCCACCATTTCCGTCATCGGTGGCGTTGGCCTGTTCCATCTGATGGGTCTGGCGTTCGCAAAGCTCATCGCCGGTCAAAAACCAGCCGGGAGCGTAAGCGTTGCCGTTGTTGGAGTTGATAAAACTCATTTGGCATTACTCCTTTGCTTTTCCGTATTTTCGTTCGTGGTAGCTTTTTTCGCGCTGGGCAGCCAGACTCAGACCACCAGCGCCGTTATCTCCCTGCTTCTGGCCCCATGCAGCAGGCTGAGGCTGTGCGACAAGAAAAGGTTTTGCAGCTTTCAGAGCGTCCAGAGCTTCCTTAACGCCGGTCACCTTGCCATTGGCATCCACTTTGATGGCAGTCTTGTCCATCAGCTGATAGGCAACATCAGAGTCCACAAATCCCATCTCTGCACACATAATCTTTGTTTCTGCAGCAATCATGACGCTGTTGGCGCGTTCATTAGCAGCGTCAATCTGTTGCTGCACATCTGCACCTCTACGTTTTTCCTGTTCGGCTTTCAGCAGATTGGTTAACTCTTGTTCAGATGTTCCGTGCTGCTGAGCAAAAGATCGCACGGCACCGCTTTCGGCTCGTTGTACGCGCTTTTCAATGGCATCCAGAAAAGCTTCCACTGACAGGGGAGGCGTAGCTGCCGTTGGTGCGGCAGGGCTTTCAGCAGGGGTGGGAGCAGTGTTGATGACCGGCTGTTCAGCTGCGGCCTGCTGTGCGCCGCTGCCATCGCCGCCGTCGGCGAAAAACTGCAAATTCATGGGGATATTGGTCATTAGAGGGCCCTCCAGTTTAATGTCCTGTAGACAAATTCCCGCGCGTTGCCCAGCGCGTTTGGGTATACAAAAAGCGCCCAGCCGGATGGCTCAGACGCTTGATGTCACTTATCAAAAGATGTATAGACGGCTTCTCTGCGGTAATCTCTGTACAGTCCGTCATTTTCAGAGATGAATTGCCGTAGCTTTTGCTGCTTCCTTCGGATTTTGGCGTTTGCATCGGCTATATCCTGCTCGGTAGCCGCTCCGGAAGCTTCCAGCATCAGCTTTTCCCGCTTGGCGTAGCGGATATCACGCTCCATGCGCCGCTGCCGCTGGCTCAATGCGTACCGCTCATCATTGCCACTTTTGCCGGGTACCGGTGTATCAGTAACCGCTGAAAAGCCCGGAATGAAAACGTTCATGGGGCCGTGGTGGCAGTTGATGCCGTAGATCCCATCAGGCTGTCCGTAGGTGGTCTGGCTGACAGGATACACATGCACCCGCCGTCCTTCGCCGTCCACAGTGTCAAACTCCCGGTTGCTCATGTTGATACACTTTCCCTGCCATGGGTAGCAGTCGGGTCTCGCCGTCGTGTTGACGCGCACCCATATGTTGTCGTTCCCGAACTCACGGTTTCTGTCAAGCACAGCCTGATTGGCTGCGTTGCTGCTGGTAGTATTGATGTCCATCCTGGCATATGCCTCAGGTGTCCAATGGTGCCCGCCGTGGTCGATAAATCCGGTCACTCCATTGGCTGACATCTGCCTGACCGCAGATTTCACAGCTTCCTGTAAGGTGCTGGCCCCTGTGATGAGCTTACCTGTTTCCCGATTTAGAATATTCTGGGTTGCAGCCAGCTTTTCCATATCTTTCAGCAGGTCAGCCGCTGTTGATACGCCAAGCCGCCAGATTCTCTGTACATCATCCAGCATGACCGTGTTTACAAGGTTCAGCTGTTCGTATGCCTGCCGGGAATAGGCCGTCAGCTTGCTGCGGATGCTGTCAGCCATGGTCACATCAGTTCCATACAGCAGACCCGCATTTGCAGCTGCTTGCAATTCCGGCTCCACACCATCCAGAGCGTTGAGCATTGCCGTTTCCACCGCCAGCTGGATCATCGGCTCATTGTTGCCGGTCAGATTGGCGATGATCTGGGAGGATTCCCTTTTGATAGCTCCCATCTTGGAGAGCATCATCACCTCCCAATTAAAGGAGGCGGTGTTTCCTGTGGCTTTCACGTTAAAATGCCTTGCGAGATTAACCAGCAGCTGATCTTCGCAAGCGGCGTACACATCCGCGATGGAGTCGGAGAAATCCGTCAGTTTTGCCAATCAGATCCCTCCCCGGCTCATCATCCCAGCCCGCCGAACATCGCCTGTTCTGCGGCATCTGCGCTCACTTTTTCCTCTGCGGCGATTTCCTCCAGCCGCTTCCGGGCTTCGTCCTCGGTGATACCATGAACGGCCATCAGGGCATGGAGCTTGCTTTGCAGGCCGTTTGTGACCATTTTGATCTGGCGGTCAAGAGTGGCCGCTGCATCCTCGATGATGCTATCGTCAAATTTGACCGTGATATCTTCAGCGGTCTTTCCCGCCAGAAACGCCAACGCCTTGACCATGCCCACGATGGCATCACCAAAGGTTTTTTCGTGCCGTTTCAGGCTCTGGTACAGGTCGCTTTTTTCGCTGATGACCTCCGTGGCGGTTTTTACCCCGCCGCCATCGACCTGGTACCGGCCCATGCCAAGTCCGCACTTTTTGGAGAGCAGGTCAATAGCCCGCTGCAACCCCTTGTCATGCTCATCCACACGGAGCTTCATATCCAGTTCGATGGGTTTGTCGCCGTCTTTTGCGCTGTAAGTGTAGATGAGCGTATCGGACGGGTCAAAAACGGGCTGCATCAACAGCTTTTCCTGCTCCGTGGCATCCCCGGCAAATGCGCTGTTTGCTGCCGTATGCTGCACCAGCAGCTGCGTAAGCTCCAACGGCATCAGCAGCCGCTTTTTGCCCAGTACATACTCATTGATGTAGCTGTCCCAGATGATGTCGCAGTCGATCAGCTGCTCTTGCGCATCCGCAAAAACAGAAGCTCCCAGAGGACTGTCAATATCCGCCGTGTTGATGGTGTTCGGGCGAACGATTTGGAACAGGGGCACGGGGGAAGTGGGGGAAAGCGCCGCCAGTCCATCAGGCAACGGCAGCTCATCGCCGTTGGATTTCAACCAATGGTTTTCGATATGCCAGCCGCCATCTGTCTTGCGGTGGATCTGAACATAACAGATCTCTTCCGTTGTGCCATCCTCCCGCGCAACGGTCTTTTTGCTGCAAAAAGCGCATTCATCCACACGGTCACCATCCCAGCTGAGCGGGTAGACCATTTCTGCGCGGATATAGTCGATGGTTGGTGCGCCTGTTTCGTCGATGAACTCCACCACAGCGCCGGTACCGGTTGCCATGGTAATCTCAGCCAGACGATTCATGCGGGTATAAAACTCGTTGTCACTCAGAATGTCCGGCAGCTCGTCAAATCCATCGCAGTTGATCTGCACATGTTCATTGATGAGCAGCGAGCCGAAATCTTCACAGACAACCTTTGCCATGCCCAGCCGCCTGCGCTCACAGACAACCGGCTTATCCTGATAGCGCACGGTATACAGATGCGCTTTGTCGATGGCCTCCCCGCGATACCAGCTCATCCAGAGCTGTTGCAGCTTGCGCATCTTATCGTTTGGCAGCGCAAAACCTCGCCGCCGGAGAAACGCCTCCACAACTCCCGCCACACTATCACCTCAAACCGCTTAATTTGATAATCTTGTCCATATCCGGCTCGAATGCGTACTCCATCGCGTCCAGACTGTCGATGTTTGTCGTGCCGTTGTCGAGCCGTTTGTCCTCTTTGGATTTTGCGTCATACACCGCAGAGGACAGAGCTTCCCGGACGTGCTTGCATCCGGGAGAAACAAAAAAAGCCCCACGACCCATAAGCCGGGTCGTGAAGCTGATGCGATCCATTATTTTGCCTTTGATCGAATTTTTGATATCCAGATACAGTCGGTTGCGGAGGGCGGCGGCCTTGAATCCTGCTATCAGGGTCTGGGCTTCGCTGTCGCACCGAACCTCCATCGTCCCGTAATCCTCCTGGCAACCACGGGCGAACTCCACAAAAGCGTTTTCCTGCTCTGTCGGGGTCACGATACCCTTTTTGTAGTACTCTCGAAGAACGGTAACGCCTCTGTACCCCCTCAGGATCCCCACACAGACAAACGCCGTTGCAGATCCGTTGCCGCCAAAGTCCACGCCGATGACCGAGCGGACGATATCGGCCTTTTCGTGTTGGTGGAGGAAAAATTTTTCGTCTTCGCACCATGGCGTATAAATCGCGCCCTCAGCTGTTGACCACAGTCCGAGGATGTAGCGCATAAAAAACACGCCCACATACTGCATCCGGTATCTGGCCTTGATCTCATCTGTCAGGGTCAGGTTGTCCTCCATGGTAAACCTGAGATAGACCAACCCGCGCCGTTTGCTCTTGAGGATCCAGTCACGATAAAACCAATGGTACGGCCCCTCCGGGTTGCAATTGAACCAGAATTTGCTCCCGGTCACAGAGCAGCGAGCTGTGCCCTGATTGACAAAGCTCTCAGGCATCAGGGTGACCTCATCCAAAAAGATCCCAGCCAGCGTGATGCCCTGAATCAGGTTTTGGCTCCCCTCATCTTTGCCGCCGAAAACATAAAAGTCGTTCGTTACTTTACCCTTTTTGACGATCAGCAGGTTATCTGCTCTGCGCTCCTTGACCTTGTATCCTCTGGCCCTCAGCTGCCGAATCAGCGTTTTCAGCACATTTCGGCGCAGGGAAGCGATGGTCTTTCCACAGATGGCAAAATTGCAGCCGTTAAAGCTCTCCATGCCCCATTGCACAAAAGAGAAGCCCATCGAAACCGTCTTGCCGCTTCTGATAGCACCGTCAGCGATGATGCCGTTGCAATGCTCGAATGTGCTGCCAGAACGCCACCATGTCAGGATCATCTTTTGTCTTTTGGACAGCGCCCCCCACTTAAACTCCGCAGGTTTATTCCTCATCGGTTTCTTCCTCCGGCAGCAGGTTGCTGTCATCCTCACCAGAGCAAACCTCTGAGGTAGCGGCGATCAGGGCGGCAGTCAGACCGTCATCCTCTGGCATTCCTTCCGCTTCGCTGGAATTGGCGTACATGTCGTGGATGATCTTGATGGCATCCACCATGTCTTTGATGTCTTTCGCCTTTGTAATCAACGCGCCTCCGAGGTTGGACAGCGCATCGTACACAGCGCGGGATGCAAGGTTTGCAGCATCCATCAGAGTTGAGATGTATCCGGCGCTTTCGGAGCATATCGCATCGGCAACCATTTGCTCTGTACGGTCTGCCGCTTTGCGCCGGAATTCCTGTCTTGCCTCAGTCCACGATTCCCGGATTGCTCTATCACGGATCGTGTTGTAAGGCACATCCCACTTTTCAGCCAGCTTTCGAGTGCTGATTGTAGTCGTCACATATTCGGTTTTGATCGTAACCCAATCATGTTTCACTCGATCACCGCATTTCGACCTCCCAAAAATCTGGAGTTGATCTCCCGCACCCCACCATGCAGGAGGAATCCCGCGCCTCTTGGACGCACCGCTCATATGGTATCGGCGGTGAGAGTCGAACTCACGACTGTATGATCCCAAATCATACATGCTACCGCTGCATTACACCGATAAAAATGGTGCCCGCCGAAAAAGAGGAAGGGAAACGGCGGGTACCTCAGGAAGGGAGAGAGGGGAGGGCGATGGCAAAACCCTGTCCCCATGGAGCTGCCAGCAGGATTTGAACCTGCAACCGTCCGATCAGATACCGTTCGGTCTGCCCGGAAGCTCTACCGCTGAGCTATGACAGCATGTGGTGGGCCTTAACGTCAGCCCAAACGGCATATGGGTTGTTGCGCGCTGGAACCTCTTTTGCTCTTAACCAGCTTGGAGGAGAGAGTGGGATTTGCACCCACGCGCCATAGATATGGCCTATCAGGTTAGCAACCTGACCCCTTCGGCTTCCTTGGGTATCCCTCCATAGCCAGCCTTAAACGCAATTGCGCAGGCCGGACACCCCGCCAAGAAATGACAAAGAAACGGGGCTGGGCTTATAGCCCGGTAAGGGCGCGCTGAAAAAACAAAAGACGCGCCATGGAGCATCCGATGGGACTTGAACCCACCCCGCCAGCTTGGAAGGCTGGCACGCTGCCAACTACGCTACGGATGCAAAAAAGCGACCCGGATCATTTCCGAATCGCTCTTGTGAATGTGGCTTTGAGACTGGTTTTTCGGTATCCTTATTCCTTAACCGATTCTATCATACCACACCTGAGAAACCCTGTCAACAGTTCGTTTTTGTATCAAAATCGTCTCAAGAACGTCTTACAGGGTTTTTGTCAATACCTTTTGCCGTGCTTGTGTGGGCGGGTCAAGTTGTAGGCGTGCTTTTCCTGCATCAGCTCGTAGGGGTCGAGGCCGAAAGAACGGACAAAAGCAGACACCAGCGAGATGATTTGCCAATTGGGAAGAGATATTGTTATCCCCTCGTGATACAATATGTGTGTAAGCTCGTGCAGCTCGCATACCATTGCAAAAAAATCCAGCTGATAATTCCAACCCTTATCGCCCACCAGCCAGCCCTTCTGCGAACAGTAGTCCAGCACCCTCAGCACCCCGTCGATCAGCTCCGTGCACACCTCCCGTGGTGCGCATCCGCCGCGGTCAGCCTGTAGCGCCTCCGACCATTCGGAGTGGATCAGTGCGATTTGGCGTTCGTCGGTAGCATCATCGTCCCAAAAGCCGTGTTCGATGGCGTTCTGGTGCACTTCCTTGGCAAATTCGTTGAGGTTGTAGGTCATTGGTTATTCCTCCTTCGGCTTTTTGAGCAAATCCCACAAGATTTCGGCGCAGTTGCCGCACAGGTCGAATCCTTCTTCGATTGTGTCGCTATCTCCAGACGGAGAAAAAAGGCTGAAGTGTACCATATGAAATGCGGTAAACAGTCGAAAGGTTCTTTTCGTAGGCTTTTCAATCACTTTGCCGCAGCGGTCACAAACTAATTGATTCACAGCGTTTCCTCCTTCGTGTTTCCGCATGCTGCTGCGCATCATATCTCAGATGGCACTTGGCACACATGGCTTTCAGGTTTTCGTCCGCACAATTGGCGGGGTCGTGGTCAAGGTGGGCAACAGTCAGGGTGCGCCGATGGGTGTCGAACAGCTCGCCGGGCTTCCAGCATTGTTTGCCGCAGACTTCGCACTTCCATCCTGCTCTGTCCTTTATGGTACGGGCTATCTCATCCCAGTTTTTCGGGTAAAGCTCACGTTGCATCGGCATGGGATTCCTCCTTCGGCGGTTTGGGCAGGGGTATCCATTGGGTGACATTGTGCAAAATTTCATAATCGTTTTCCGCAACGCACCCGCCCGGTTCGGTACATCCTTCGCCTGATACAAATCCTATGATATGCTCCTTGTAACCGTGTGTTCCGGGCGCAAAATTTGCAGCCAACACTTCCGATTTTGGCAACTCGTCTTTGACGCTGATCCACTCCCGCATCGTCACGCCGTTGGTGATAAGGTAGTCAGCAAAGCTTTCGTACACAGCGTTCTTGCAAAAACTGTACGTTGGCAACATATCGCTGCATCCACAAGCCTTTACAACCGTGTTGCATATTTCCTTAACCAGTCCCACCAGCTTTTCCCGGTCAGTCATTTTCGTTCCTCCGTTCAACTAAAGCCCTGTTCCACTTTCGGGCTGCGCTGTTCCTCGTCAACGCTTTTCGCCCCTCGTACCCACAAACACCGCAAGTGATTTGCTTAAAAAAGGGGAAGTGCATCCATACCCCAACATACTGCCAGTTTTTCCCGCAGTTGGGACAGCTTTTTACCAGTACTTTTCGGTCAGCCATCCCCCTGCACCTCCGTATTCTCCGGGCATACGCCACGCCATTCGAATTTCCCGCAAAATAGTGCGCCGCCGTCATCATTGCCAAAAATCTCGGAGAATTTGCCGAGAATTTTGCACTCATATCGCCGCACAGCAGGATCGGGGCGATAGTGGCTTTTGCAGATATTACAGATGCAACCCTGTGCCCGTTTCATATCAGAAACCGCAGCATCCCTTTCCTGCTTGACGGCTGTAAGATCCGCTTCAAGCTGCTCAATGTATTTCAGTGCATCCTTCATGATCCGAACGCCGTTTTCACCGCAGTATACGACATCATTGCTGTATAGGCAGTTTCCACAAGAAACACCAAAATATTGACCGGGGCAGCATTCCAGCCCCTTCTTGATCTCCTCAGGCGTTTTCATCGCTCACCCACCTGCTTCCGCACATCAACAACGTTGGTTGACTTATTCCACTTACGGATTGCACCACGCTTTGTATGGGCTCCTTCGGCCACAAATCCGCAATAATTGCACAGCATAGACCAACGTTTCCAGCGATTTGTGATAGATCTACCGATCTTGACATTTTGCGTATCTCCGCATATGGGGCACTTTTTCAGCTTTTTCACTCCACATCCTCCTTCGTCAAAATATCACTTCCACAAAAAGTACAATAAGCTTAATGACTGTTGCCACTCCGCAAAGCGTGACTGTTGCAGCAACAACACCAGCCAAGGCACACAGGGCAAAAGATGCAACCTCCTGCCAGTTCATTTCACATCCTCCTTTATTACCAATCCGCACAGGTATTCCAATATGTCGATCTTGCCCCTTAAATCGTCCAATTCCTGATGGTTTACGTTGGGTTTCCATTCCGCATGACCAAATGCTACTCTTGTCCTTTTAAGCTCCCTGTAAAGCCAATCAAGAGCTTTTTGTCTCATCGACTATGCCTCCCATCAAACCAGCCCCAGATATATGAAACAATTGAAAATATGGCGATGTATGAGATTACAGTCAGATCATCCATTGGAATCCTCCAAATGCACATAGCACCAGCTTTGCGGCGGCCTTTTCAAGCTCTCCCGTACAGAATATTCCGGTGTACTTCTCAGGACGGAGAATTCTTGCAGGGATAGCGGATGGTCATAAGTGAGTACATTTGAGATATGCCACCCATAAACCGTACCGCCCTCTTTCCCGGTGTACCCGATGATATCCAGCTCATCCAGCAGGCTTCCGTCCAGAGCGTGCATGTTATCTACATAGCATTTTCCGTCATCATCTTTCCAGACAGATGCGCTCGTAATCTTGTCGCAGATGAATTCGCCAATCACCATAGAATTGGCTTTTCGGATTTTTCCGTCTGTTGCGTGGATTTCCAGAAGGTCATAAACGCCTTTTTGGTTTGCGGTGCAATAGATGTAGCAGCGAAATGGAGGTTTTATGCGTGGTTTGGTTTTACGAACTTCCACGCTTTTATGCCTCGTGGTGATCCGTTGGCACCATACAGGGCGAATGCTGATCATGATAGATGTTTCATGCATCTGTATTTCCTCCGTAGATTTTTGCGCAGCAGTTTGGGATTGTTTCATCAACAAACCGAATATCGACTGCTCTCTGTTTTGCCAGCCAAGAAAAAATGTTGTCAGGAGACAATCTGGAGATTGTCAATATCTCCTGTTTTCCCACATACACATCATAAACGCCATTTTTTCTGAGGACGATCAGCACAGATTCGGCTTCGATGGTGGGCATGGTTTCCACCTTCTTCATGCATTCAGCATATATTGCTTTTTCGTTATAGTCCAACGGATTTGCGTTTGCCTTTTTCATTGAAAAGTATCGTATCAAACTGTTCCCATCAATCGGCCTAACCTCTGTCATAAATCCACCCCATTCTCAATAAACATAATCATAATACGGGCATCCCTGTTGCACGATCCCGCTGTCAACCAATCCAATTCGCCGGTACAGCTTTTGCAGCTCGCAACCCTTGACAGCAGCCTTGTCCACCGTGCATCCATCCTCAGATACAGCTGCATATGGGCACTCCATGGCGCAGTAGTTGAGCGCGTGCCCAATCAGGGTGGTGCATTCGTCTGCTGTCAGGTGGATCATGGTGTCCAGCGGTTTTTGCTTGACATTGCTCACGTTGACACGCAGAGCATCTGCACGCCTCTTGGCGAGAATCGCCTGTTCTTGGTCACCGGTGGCAGTCAGGCAATCCAGATGCATCTGCATAAGCTCATCGCCGATCTGTTCGGCGCGAACGCACTTTTCTTTGCCAAGCACTCTGCCAAGGTGGTCACCGCAATCATAAGCCGCTCCGGCTACAACTTTCAGCATCACGGCAAATTTCAGCTCCTCGCTATTCATCGGCCGCTGCATCATACCGTTTTCCCTCCTCTCGGATCCCCGCAGGGTCTGGCTTCCGGGCAAGGCTTCCCAGCCATACAGGCGCACCCGGCATCCGCAAAAATGATGGGCGCAACCCGCTTGCAGCGTTCCAGCATGGCATCAGCCAGCTGCCGGATCTCCCATTGTGCCCGGTTGCAAGTCCGTAAGGCGAAGAAGTGCCGCAATTCCCTTGCGTTCATGGTCATGATGAGTTTGGTCTCGGTAGCGTTTGGCAGAATAAAACGGGCATCCTCTTTGGGGATTCCGCTGCCAACAGCGGATCTGTAAAAATTGCGGATGGCATCCATCAACATCTGGTAGGTTTCCATCGTCTCGGTGTTTTCTGCGATGGTTGGCGGTACCACAACGGGCGCACCATCCATATCCACATAACGCTGGCTCTGGACGCTGAAAGAGGCAATCCGATGTCGGGTCAGCTGGGCCAGCAGCGCACGGCTCACGCCCTCCACCTTGAAGGTGAAGGTGGCGTGCTCCAATACGCTTTCGTGGCCTGATCTCATGGCAGATATCAGGGCCTTTTCGGGGTTGTCGCCTTCCGTGCAGATGGCAGCTGCTTCTCCGCACAGCCGGTCAGGGTTGGGGGTGTGTTCAAGCAAAATGACGTTCATTATTTACACCTCATAGAATTATTTAGTTATTGGCCAATTTCCTTTATGTTACCTAATACATACAATGCCGGCGGGAGAGCAATGCCGTTTCCCCACATCTTGTATTCTGCGCCATCCGTGTGGAGCTTGTTATACCAGGCCAGCATTTGCGCCTCGGTGTATTCCTTTACGGTCTTGCCATTGATGGCGGCATGAGTGTTGCGCACATCCAGCCAGAAACGGTATTCCTCTGCCGTGAGGCTGTCTTTATGATCCGGGTGTCCCCACTTATCCGGGAAGCCCTGGAGCCGTGCGCACTCTGTAGGCGTGAGGCGGCGAACGATGTACTGGACAGGCGGGAGTGTCTCCACCACGCAAGGCAGGTTGCCGTGGGTTTCAGCTCGCAAAGTGGGGCTTTTCCCATCGGTGCGCACGTTGATCTGTGCACCGCCTTGATCATCCAGCAGTACACCGGGCACAGGCTGGAAAGCGACACCCACCGTGGCTTGGTGCTGACCTCCTATGCACGGACTGACGGGGCCGCCTATCGGGTCCTGCTGAAGGTGGAAGGCGTATGGCACAGCCTCCAGCACAAAATTTTCACCATTGAATGCTCCGCCGTTTCCGTTCCATTTTGTTGCATATGCAGCATATAAACAGGCCGCTACTTGCCCGCCCGCCCCGTTGCTGTTTTTCGTTCCCGCTCGATCATCTGCAAAAGGGCTTCCTTGAGCATCTTCGGCAGCTCCTTTCCCCTGCGCTCCGCTCTGCGCAAAATACCCTCGCACGCCTTCGCACTCAAATAGTACTTTTCGGGCACGTTGGCCTCTAAGATCGAGGACAAGGTGGATTCTACGGCGACGCTGGGGCACTCCCCAGTATTGAGCGTCAAAAACTCGGTACGCAAGGCTCCATCCGTCTCCGGTGTAGCTGTCGGCGTAGGCCCAGCCCCCCCTCGGAACCGGAGGCATAGCGGCGTTCGGCTCGACGATTCCAATAAGTTCTTCAAGCACGACACGAAAATCTTCCCCTTTCGATGATGAGAAGGCGCCGGGCACGTTTTCAAACAACGCGAAGGACGGATACTCGCCTCCGGTCGCCTCTCTCATTTCTTTGATGATGCGCACGGCCTCCATAAAAAGGCCGCTGCGCGTGGTCTCTTCATCCCCGTTGGCTTCGTGCTTCAACCCTGCACGCTTACCTGCCACAGACAGATCCTGACATGGTGAGCCGAAGGTAATAATATCCACAGGCTCAATCTCTCCGCCGTGAATGTCGGTAACGCTGCCCAGATGCTTCATGGTGGGGAATCGTGACCTTGTAACGGCGATGGGGTATGGTTCCACTTCCGATGCCCATACGGGTTCAATGCCGCATAAAGACGCCGCAAGCGGGAAACCTCCTGAACCGTCAAAAAGGCTACCCATTTTCATTTCATCAGCCCCCCAAAAAATCAAACAGCGTAGGTGCATCCCGTTCAGCGTCAGCCTCATTCAGGTACCCAACGCCGTCCCGGAAATAATCAGGATTTAATTCATTCGCCATGCCATACCGCCCGCTTTTGACAGCCACATAAGGCACTGTCATTAGTCCGCCAAATGGGTCAAAAACCGTCTCGCCGGGGTTGGAATACCGGTTGATGAGCCTCTCCACGATATCCAGCTGCAACGGGCAGATGTGCAGCTGCTTGCGGCGGTTGCTCTGCATGGTGTTGAGCGTCCGCATACGGACGATATCGTCCCACACCTCATCGCTCCAGCTGCCGGGGGATACCACCATAAAGGTGGCGGGCAGCTTGCCATCTTCGTCCAACTTTCGGGCCAGATTGAGGTGATCGTCGTAGCTGTATACGGTGTTTCGGCTGTACTGCCGGTAGACCCTCTGCAAGTCCTTGACGGGGATGTTTTTCAGCTCGTCTTTTCCGACGATGCGATCACCGCTGCTGCGCCAGTATGCATGGGCATCCAGCTGCCATTGTGCGCGGGTGTACTCTTCCTTGGTCTTTGTCACCGGTGTATCAGCATAGGCTTTTTCCTTGCCGCTGGGCAGCTTGCGGAACAGCAGGATATACTCCGGGCACCCTACGCCCATCTT